GTCGTGCGTGTTCGCATCGAAATTGCGCAAAAAGGTTGTAACATGGTCGTAAATCGCTTTGTACCGGGTTTCCCAACCGAACGGCATAATAATACTTTGGTTTACCATTGCGGACGCCGTAATTATCCGGCTTTCCTTATTGCCGCCTTGATAAAACGGGTCTGTCATTGCCCGCATTTTCTTTTTAATAACCTTTTCGTAACCCGCACCGCCGTTGTTACTCTCAACCCATACTTTTTGCGTGCCGTTCCTGTTAATCATTGCCGGAACGGTTACGGTTGTAACGTCCGTATTTTCGTCCGTCATTTCCATATCCGTAATTAAAGCAAATAACAACGGTTCCATACGCTTTGTTTTCTCGTTGAAAATCATGTTGTCCGATTTATAAACGTCATACGTGGCGGCAAACAAAAGGTCGTCCCCCTCATCGGCAACATCTATGTATGCGCCGGAACGTATGTACGTGCCGTAATCGGATTTTTCAACCCATGTTTTGAACGGTTGATATAATCGACCCTCGGCGGAACCGGGGTTGCCTTGATAGAGGCATTGAAATTGTACCGGGTCTAATGCTTTTTGCGCTTCCAACTTTTGCTTACTGTGTCGGCTTTCCCATAATGCCGCCCCCGGTTCCCGTGGGTCTATCTCGGTCGGTTCCCCGGTTTTCAATCCCTCAAAATTTATGCGCACCCACGCCCCCGGCGTTACGTTTTCCAAATCCGCCCAACACTTAACATCTATAATCGTTTCCCCGCTCTTTTCAATTCGTCCTATCAAATCGTCGTCGTGCCATCGGGTAAATACTATTAATTCCTGCGAATCGTTGTGTAAACGGGTGCGTACAACGGTCGTGTACCATTTCCACGCCGCCGCCCGCACTATCGGGCTGTTACCCTCGGCGTAATCCTTATAAACGTCGTCCAATATCGACACGTCCACGGTTTTAGAAGTCAACGAACCGCCACGCCCCACAACACGCAACGACCCCTTACGCCCGACCATTTCGATAACATCGGAATTGCGCAAATAGGTATTCGCCATTGTTACGACGTTCGACCCATTTAAGTACGTGCCGGGGAATAATTCACGATACCGGGGCGTGTCGATTATTCGTTGAACGTCCCGGTTAAAATCCCGTGCGATTGTCGCCGCATACGAACCGATACATATTTTGCGGTCGGGGTCTAACCCCAACATAAATGCGGGTAATTTACGGCTCGACCCCTCCGATTTGCCATGTTGGGGCGGTTGTTGTACAATCATCTTTCGTATTTTGCCGTGTGCGAACATATCCAACAACGTATAATAAACGACGTGGAACGGCTCTAATACTAAATCCGGTTGCATATACCTGGCAAAGTTTATAAGGCGTTTACGGGCGGCGGCTTTAACAAGCAAATCCGGTTGTTGCCGGATTGCGTCGTACATCTGCAATAATTGTTCGTTGTTCATTGCTTTGCTCCTTTCTCCCATTTAGCACACGCCCGACGCCCCCGGACAATGTAATATTGATAATGCGGGCAACGTAAACAAATCGGGTCCCCGTTCAAATCCCGGTGTCTATGGTCGTCCGTTATCCATTCAGAAAAACGGCACGTATCGCAAATTTCGGTCGTCCATTCCGGTTGCTTGGTTCCCGGACGGGGTGCGGTTACTCTCTTTGCCATTATTGCGCCCCTCCTTTCTCGGCTAATGCCTTTTGAAACTCGGCGGATTGTAGTTTGTCAGCAACCGCAAACAACATATCGTCCGGGATTGCCTTAACGTCGTACTTTGGTTTGTCGTCGTCGGTTGTGGCATTATATCCGGGTATCTCAATTTTAACCGGGGCATCAAATCCCAACATCTTTGCCCGGCGTTGTTGGATATTCAAAAGCAAATCCAAAAACCGGGGGTTCCCGGCGGACGTTTCGGTTGCGGTTTCATTGTACCCGTAATATTCCGGGTCGGCGTCCTCGGCATCGGTTTTGATTGGTCGTCCTTTGTTGGTTTTCTCTTTGGTGCGCATCTTTCCGGTTTTCGACGCCTCCCACGCCTCCCACGCTTGTTGCTCCATCTTATCCAATTTGCGCAATTCCTGTGTAACGTATTCGTCGATATTATCCAACCGTTCCCGTTTCCACTCAATAAGGCATTGTTGCAAATCGTAATAAACCATTTGAAAGGTTATTGTATAACCCATTCCACGCGCGGACAAATCCCGGTTCAATGCGTCCGCAATTTCCCGGTACGAATACCCACGCAAAAACAAATCGGAACAAAACCGAATGTCGTAAATTCGTTGTTCCTCGGAACGCTTATTGTAGCCTAATGGCTTCTTTCTCTTTTTCATCGTCAAACTTCTTTATAATGTCAAACGGGGTATAAAATCAACCTTTTGCGCCTTTTGTCTTTAACCTCCTTTCGGTTCCTCGGTTCCTTTGTCCTTTCCGTCCTTTGGTTCCTCTTTGGTTCTTTCGGCTCTCTGTGTTTCTTTTTCCCGTTCCCTCCTTAAAACGTGTTACCCTTTACAAGTTATTTGCGGGGAATTTCCATTTTAAGAGGCTTTTGTTATTAACTCAATCTTTTATCGTCTTAATGGTTATCTTTTAACCACGGGGCAAATTTACGGGTTTTTCCGGGGCATTGCCAAACCTTTGTTATCTCATGTACATAAACGGCAAAACCCCGGCTTTGTTTCCGGGGCTTTTATGCCTATTGTCCTATACCGTTTTCGTATCTCCCATTTGAGCAACGAAAATAATGTTGCGTTCCACGGGGGTTGCTGTATTCCGTTCCCCCTTTCATTTCCTTTATTGCCAAACATACCGGGGCGGGCTTTCCATTTACCGGAAATTCCGGGTTAAAATATCGACACGTTCCGCATATCTTTTCGGGGCGTCGATTATCCGGGGCGCATTCGGTCGGCATATTGGGAATTTCCGACGAACATTTATTTTTCATTGCGTCGCCCTCCTTTCCTTCCATTGCTTCAACCGCAATGCGGGCTAAAATAAAATCCGAGGTATCATTAAACGCCTTTTCCATTGAATTACGGTTTACTACCTCGGCAATCTCGTTAATAAATTGTTCTCTGTTAATCATCGCTCTATTATTTTTTGGGTTTATATTCTTGGCAACGTAAATTCCCGCACCTTTGTTCAGATTTGAACGCCTCACAATAACTGTTCCCGTTTACGTCCTCATACATGAAATTGGAACAATCGCCGCAACCTTTGTTCGGTTCGTGCGGGTGTGTCCGTTTATAATTTGGGTCGGTTTGGCGTCCTTTTACTTTGTCGTATGCCATTTCCAACAAATCCCGTTGCGGTATGCCTAATATTGCAGCGGAATGAAATACAACGGCGTTAAGGTCTGCCAATTCATCAATTACGGCGTTCATGCGTCCGGGGTCGTCGAATGTCGGCATTGCGTGTTTTACCGCCTCTTTGTACTCGTTAAATTCTTCCTCCATTTTCCGGCAACGGGACGCAATATTTGTTCCGAACAACTCATTAAACAGATTGGCAATTTGAGCAACAACCGGACGGGCGGGTTGCTCCGTGTAATTCTCGGCGGGGGTTCCTTTTGGTTCAAATTCCCGTTTAAAATCCTTTTCCGGGCGTGCGGTAAATCGTCCGTTCAATTCCCGGATAATATACCAACTTTCCGGCACGTCAACGAATATGCCGTTGCCATTGGGAAAAGAAAATATTGCTTTGCCGTCCGGTGTGCGGGGCGTTACAACGGTTCCCCCTCCGGTAAACCTCAACACGTCGTCCACATTGTCCCGGCGAAATTGGATTGCGTCAACCTCTAACGAGGTGCGACAATACCGGGTTCCCGCCGTGGCGTCCGGGTCAACTAAACGGGTGCGCATTTCCTCCGGGTATTCCTCCGGGTCGTACTTCATAAAAACCGACTGCCTACCATCGGCATAAAAGAACTCAATAAGACGGTCGCCCAATCGTCCCCGGATTGCCTGTTTTAACGCCTCAATCCTTTGTCCCTCGGCTTTATCGTTTCCCTCGCTTCCATTTTGCGCCCAACTCAAACGTATTGAGGTATCGGACGCCGTAACCTCAATTTCTTGTTTTGTTATGTCCTCAATCATTGCGCACATATCGCAATCAAAGGGGCTTAATACTTGTTTGTTCATCGCTCTAAAAATTTATTTGTTATTACTATCCGGGTCGGCTTCAACCTTAACCCCGGCAATTGTTCCGTTATAATTAAATTCCAATGTTTCGACGCCCTTAAATCCCCCGACGATACGCAACAAACGCCAATAAATCGTTTTCCGGTCGCTCCTATGGAATTTATCGCATTGCCTACCAATTCCGGGGCAATCTTCCCTTTTGATTTTGCAGCGAACGCAACGTTGCGCAAACATTGTGGAATTGTTGTTGGCTAATCGTGCATCCGCCGCCGTCCATATCTCGGCAATCAATACCATACCCCGGTAAACGCAACGTTCGCCGGGGCGGTATTCTCTGTTTGGGTCGAACGGTTCGGGTTGCTTTACTCTCATTCTTTGCCCGCTTCGTTTACATAGTCAAACAATGCGTCCAAATCTTCCTTTGCGCCTTTTACGCAAATTCGTACCCTATCGCCGCCCGCCAATGCGGTTTCGACAATCTCGCAATTATACCGGGGGGCGTTTATCTGTATCATTGCCGCCGTGGTATTCGTTACAAACTCGTTTCTTTCTTCCATGCTCTCGGATTTTTGAAGTAAATAAAATGCCTCTGTTGGTTCGTTCTCGCTTTGGCACGCCCCCAACAAAAGCGTTGCCAAAGATAACAATAAAATCTTTGCTTTCATCGTTTTACCTTTCTTTTAATCCATATAAACCGTATGCCAATGCCGACAAACAATATTTTCGCCTCAATGTCAACGTAACGGTCGTAACCGTTGACCGCATCCACGGACACGCCGGGAACAATAAACCAACTCTTATATTTCCAATATTCCCGGACGTAAACAGATACGCCAACCCGTCCGATATGGAACCCAATTTGCGCCGTATGTACGTCGCCATTGTTGCGGATAATTCCAACTTGTTTTTTACTCATTTCCTTTTCTGTTTAATAATTCGTAACTCTGTTTATCGACTACCAACGCCCGTGGATATTCGGTTATTACGCCTTTGGTATAAACCAAATTATAAATACCCAATTGTCCCTTAATTGGAAACTCAACAACCCGGCGGGGGTTCCGCATCATCCAACCGAACCCCTTTGTAATGGATTTGCGTTTTTCGGGCGGTATGCGGGTATTCTCCCAATCTTCCGGGGTAAACTCGGCGACGGGCTTAACGTCGTACAATTCAACCAACCCCAACGTTACCCCGCTTTCATATCCGGCAATTACCGGATTAGCGGACGAACAAACCATTAAATCGCCCCGGTACGGCGTGTTTTTGCTTCGTACCTCAATACTTTTTTCGCCGTAAACAATCCCGTTGTCCTCATACGCCGCCGTTACCAACTGCGTTGCATACGGGTTTTTAACGGTTAATGCACGCCAACGGTCGTGCAATTTCGGTTTATAATCTTTGTTATTATACTGCATTTTCGTTTGATTTTTCGTTGAATAAATCGTAATTCGCCGGGACACAATAACCGGGCAATGTTTCCCGCTCAATCCCGGACGCTCTTATAAAACTATCTTTCCAATATATCCGGGGCGTTTTGTCCGGGTGCGCCTCCCAATAGTCGAACATATCGTTGTAAAACGTCAATGTTTCCCGTTTGGTATATCTGCAACCGCTTTGCAATCCAATCTTAAATAAGTCAACAAAGGGGTACGACAAAGCAATTACAGAAAACGCCCGGTCAAACATTCCCACGGGGATTGGTTCAACGCTTGCAAAGGTCGGGAACCCGTGGCGTTTTGCCCGTGCCAATGCGTTTATACGCATCCGGTTTGGGCTTGCTTTTGGCTCCAATTCATCGCACCCGGTCAACGTGGAACCAATAGCAATGCGGGATTTATCCCAACCCTCGGACGCCTCGGCAAAGTCGATTAAAATATTGATACCCTCGGCGCATTTGCTCAACACTTTAACCGGAACGCCGTGGCGTTGACAAACGCCGATTGCCTGGCGGGTCAACCTTTGTGTTTCCGGCAATAATGGGTCGGTTGTAAACGAAAAGAATAACCCCGTTTTTTGCAATTCGTCCTTATGCTTCAACAACTCATTCGTAAATATATCCAATGCGTATGGATATTCCCGTAATGCCTTTTTCAATTCCGGGGTATTGCCGCCCAACACTTTTGCGCCCCGCCCTTTGCGCAAATAACAATACGTGCATCTGTTGGAACAACCAACATAAAAGTTGGCGGCGTTCTCGGCATATTCCCCGGCTTTTCCCTTTGGGCTGTAAATAACCCGTCCGTTTATCGCTCCCATACTCATAGATTAAAACGGTAAATCGTCGGTTCCGTTGGGGGCGGGTGCATCCGGCACGGGCGGCGGCGGGG